GTTATGGCCCTCGACGCCTGGTTCGTCGACCCGAGAAAGCCGATTCCGCGTGGGCGCCACCCACCACCCCGCCCGATAACGGCAGCAGCGTGTTCCGCCCATCGCAACGACTCGCCATCTAGGAGGCCGCCATGGGCGAAGCAATCGGCCTCGCTGGCGTGGCCCTCATCCTCATCGCCGTGGCGGTGCTGGCCGGAATCTGGTGGGCAGTGCTGCTCGCCGGCGGAGTACTCGTCGGCGTCGGCTACCTCACCCACACAGCACCCCGGCCGCCGGTGCGGCGTGAACCGGAACGGGTGACCGAGTGAGGCTGCATCTGTTCCCAGCGCGGGAAGCCACCCCCAACCAGATCGCCATCTCCGGAGCCGGCCCATACGGCGAAGTGCCCGGCGACCGCTCCGAACGTGGGTGGCGTCAGGTCAGTTCGAACGGTCTGCGCGGGGTTCCGTCGTGGACGCTCGAGGCGATGCGCACCCACTCGGTGGCGGCGTATCGAACCAACCCGATGGCACGGGCCATCATCGACACCTACACAGCCTTCTGCGTCGGCGATTCCGGCCTCACGCTCCACTGCACCAACGACGCAGTGAAGGCCGTGGCCGAGGAGATGTGGAACGACCCACGCAACCGCCTCGACGAGCAGGACCTGGCGCTCAACACGCACCTGCTGCTCGGTGAAACGGCGTGGGAAATGCTGGTGTACGAGGGCTCCGGGCGGACCCGCCGCTCAGTGATCGATCCGAGCCGAGTGTCGAACGTTGATCTGCTGAACGGGAACCCGCTGTGGCCCGACAAGCTTCACGTCCGCCAGGGCGCTGGGCTCGAGGACACGGTCCTCCAGATCGTCGGCGTCGACGACTTCACTGATCTCCGCACCGGCCAGGTCATGTGGTGGCCCGGGTTCCGGGCGCTCGATACCGACATGCGGGGAGCGCCGTTCCTGATGCCGATCATCGACTGGCTCGACTCGTACGACCTCGTGATCAACAACCTCGTCGATCGCACCGCGCTGGCGCGGTGGATCAACATCGACGTGGCGATCAAGGGCGGCCCGAACGCTCAGGACAAGGTCGACAAGTACATCGCCGAGCACGGGTCGTCGATGCCGCAGTCGGGCACGATGCACGTGCACACCGACGACGTCACTATCCAGGCGATCACTCCGCAGGTCGGCTCGTACGAGGATGCGAACACCTCCAAGACGATCCTCACCTCGGTCGCCGCCGGCGGCGGTCTCGCTAAGACGTGGCTCGCCGAGCCGGAAGACGCCAACCGCGCCACCTCGGTGACGATGGCCGAACCGGTACGCCGCCGGATCAACCGAGTGCAGAACTCGTGGCTCAAGAACCAAACCGAGCTCGTGCGCTTCGCCATCGACCGGGCAGTGGCCGCCGGGCGGCTTCCGCTCAACGTCGAGGTGTCCGGAGCGGACGGGTCGAGCCAGCAGAAAATGCGGGCCTCAATGGCCGTCAAGATCACCGGGCCCGAAGTCGCCGCGGCCGATGCACAGATCACGGCCGAGGTGCTCGTCAACCTGTCGAAGGCGCTCGACACCATGGTCAAGCGGGGAATCCTTTCCCCCGAAGCCGCTCACTTCGCAGCCAAAAAGGGCTGGGAGGACTACTGCGGCATCCCCTGGATGCCCGAGCTCGACAAGGCCGACGGCTCCCGCAAGGACGACCTCGCCGAACAGATCGACAAGACGCAAACGGCCGAAGGCCGTCGACACTTGAGGAGACTTCCATGACGCTCACCCTCGCTGAGGCATCGGCCATTGCCGGCATGAAGGAAGAGATCGTCGGTGTCGACGTCGCTCCGGCCGGCGATGTCATCCACGTCAAGGACGGCACCGTGCTGGTGCTGGTCCCGGAGGATGAACCCGACGCCGAGGGCAAGACCGGTCTTATGTTCCTGGTGGCCCCTCTCAACGAGAAGGGCAAGTACCTCGGCACGTTCCCGGTGTACTCGCAGCCCACCGACGAGCCCACCGGCGAGATCGACGAGCTCGCCGAGTTGGCCGCCGCCAACATCGAGACCGTCAAGGCCTACGCCGAGGATCACCCCCACGACCTCGAGGCGATCATCGCCGGCGAGGTCGCCGGCAAGGGCCGCAAGAGCCTCCTGTCCATGCTCACGGAGCTCCTGGAGGCCCGCAACGCCGCTAGCGAGACCGAATGAGCACCGCCGTCGCCAAGGAGGCGTTCCCGGGCGGCCGCACCGCGCAGGAGATGAACGCTCTCCTCAGCGACTCGCTCAAGGACGAGTACGCCGGCGGTTGGTGCTTCATCACGAACTGGACCGACGAGTGGGTCGCTGCGCGAATCTACGGCGACGGCGAAATGTCGACGTACCAGATTTCCTACACGATGACCGACGAAGGTGTCGTCACGTGGGGCGATCGCACTGAGGTGGAAGAGCGCACCATTTACACGCCAGTTCCCACTGGCGGGTCGGAGAGCGTCGAGGAATCGGTATCGATCCCCGGCCGCGTCGTCGAGGCGCTCGGCATGGACGATTCCGGCGGCCGGGTGTTCCGGGTGCGGCTCATCCGCTACGGAGAATCCCGCAACGCCCGCGACTACCCCGAGTCGGTACTGCGCACCGCCGCCCGGCTGTACGAAGGGGCCAAAGCGTACGACCATCACCGCACCCTCGAGGAGCTCCAAACCTCGACCGTACAAGGGCTCGTCGGCACCTACCTCAACGTCGCAGCGGAAGCGGATGGGCTCTACGGAGACCTCCACCTGCTCCCCAGCGCGACGCACATCGCCGAGGCGTTCGATCAATCCCTCGCCAATCAGGCCGACGAGCTCCAGCCCCTCGTCGGCATCTCGCACGACGTCCAGGCCCGCTTCCGCTCCGTGGAACGCGACGGCCGGCGCCTGCAGGAATGCACAGCGATCGTGGCCGTCCAATCGGCCGACGTGGTCGCCGACCCCGCCGCTGGCGGACAAGCGACCCGCACCCTCGCCGGCGGACCCGCCGTCGAACCCAAACAAACCAAGGAGGGCACCGTGCCCGAACCCGAAGAGGTACGGACCAGTGAGGCCGTGCCCCCCAAATTCACCCGCTCCTCGCTCCAAGGCCGCTCACTTGTGCGCATGGCCGTTGCCGAGGGCCTCGTCGAGGGCTTCAGCGACGCTCAACGCACCAGCATCACCGAGGCGGTGCTGACCCGGCTGCCGGAGGACGGTTTCACCGAGTCGGAGATCCTGGCCGCGGTCGAGGGCTTCAAGATGGCGTCCGACACTCTCGGCCTGGCCAACCTGAAGCCGACCGTCGAGCACGTCGTCGTCACCCAGGAAGAGATCGACAAGAAGCGCGACCGCCTTTTCGAGTCGCTGTCGGCCACGAGCTCCGGCGGCTACATGTCCATCCGGCAGGCATACGCCGACATCACCGGCATGCGCGGCATCGACATGCTGTCAGCGGAACTCCCGCAGCGGATCCTGCGTGAGTCCCACTACGGCCCGCTCCTCGGCGAGGACCCGAGCCGGGCGTCGGAGGCGATCACCTCCGGGACCTGGGGTTACGTCCTGGCCGACGCTCTGCACCGGCGCATGATCCAGGACTACAACCGGCCGACACTGCAGCTGTGGCGCCAACTGGTGTCCAACATCGTGCCTCGCTCTGATTTCCGAAGCAACAAGATCACCCGGATGGGCGGCTACGGGACCCTGCCAGTGGTCATCGAGGGTGGCACCTATCAGCCGCTCGCGTCGCCCACCGACGAGCAGGCGACCTACGCGGTGATCAAGCGCGGTGGCGTCGAGGAGCTGACGATGGAAACCATCGCCAACGACGACATGGGCGCCGTGCAACGCATCCCGCGGGCGCTCGCCCGGGCGGCCGCCATCGGCCTGTACCGGTTCGTGATCGACACGCTGATCCAGGCCAACCCGACGATCTACGACAGCGTCGCCTTGTTCCATGCCTCGCACAACAACACCGCGACCGGTGCCGCCCTGTCCCAGTCGACCTTGTCGGCTGCACGTATCGCCATGCGTAAGCAGGCCGCTTTCGGAGCGTCGCTGGACGTCCTCGGGCTCACCCCGAAGTACCTGCTGGTCCCCCCGGACCTCGAGGAGATCGCCTACCAGCTGTGCACCTCTGCCGTGGCGATCCCGTCCACCCCGGCCGGGCCGACCAACACGCCGAACATCCACCAAGGCCTAACCCCGCTGGTGATGAGCCACTGGACCGATGTCGACGACTGGATCCTGCTCGCCGACCCGGCCGACTGCCCCACGATCGAAGTGGGGTTCTTCAACGGACAGGAAGAGCCTGAGTTGTTCGTGCAGGACGACCCGAACCAGGGCGCCCGGTTCTCGGCCGACAAGGTGCTTTACAAGATCCGCCACATCTACAACGGCGCGATCCTGGATTACCGGGGTTTCCTGCGCCGCCAGGGCTGATCTAAGCCCCGATTCGAGTTCGCAAGCGACGGCACCAGCCCTACTCCGCCCGCCGGTGCCGTCGCAGCGATCGACCTTCACAAAAAGGAGCACCATGCAACTGCACGAGATCATCGGCAACCACTGCCTGCAAACCCGCATCCCGGGTCAGGCAACCATCGGCACCGCCGCCGAGACCGTGATCGGGCGGGCCCCGTTCCGGTCAAAGATCGTCGCGGCGTACCTCATCCCCGACACAACCATCACCGGTGCGGACACCCACACAATGAACGTGACGGTCCGGAACCGGAAGGCGGACGATTCGGGGACGGCCGTGGCCGCCAACCTCCAGTTCAACAACACGGTGAACGCAGCCGCCCGCCGGGAGCGAGCGTTGACGTTGTCGGCCACCTCGACCGATCTGGAGCTCGCCGAGGGCGACATCCTGACGACCGAGAAGCTGATCATCGGCAACGGTCTCGCCCTTCCGCCCGGGACCATCAACGTGGTGCTCCAGGCTCGCTGATGCCCACGGCCGCCACTCCCATCTCGATCGCCGCCGGTCAGCTCTTCACCGGTGGCGGGCATCTCGCGGGCTACAACTTTCGCGAGACCGCGGGAGCGGTAGCGAAGGTACGGCTCTGGGACAACACGAGCGCGGCCGGAGTGATACTGGCCACCGTGGCGCTCGCCGCTAACGGCTCGATCGACCTGGTGTGCGATCGACGGTTCGCTAAGGGCGTGTTCGCCGAGATCGTGTCCGGAGCCGTTGAGGGCTCGATCTTCATCGGCTGATGGGCTTCTGGCCGGAGGTACCCGATCTGGAGAAGCACCTCAAGGAGGACTTCTCCGACCCAGACGCCCACGACCAGGCAGAGGTCGCGCTCGGGTTGGCGGTCGGGATAGTTACTGAGGGTCGCCAACCGATCGAGGCCGGCACCACCACCGAAGTAATCCAAGGCAACGGGACCGATCTGTTGTCGGTGAGCTACATCCCGATCCGGGCGGTCACCTCGATCGTCGTCGACGGGCAAACCCTGACCGATTTCGACCTGAGCATCAACGGCAACAAGGCCGGAGTGATCGCCCGCCGGTTCGGTGCATCCTGGGGCGCCGGACCGGCGACGGTCACCTACTACCACGGCTACACGAACTGCCCGCCGTCGCTGAAGTTCGTGGTGCTCTCCCTCGCCGGCCGGACCGTGCACAACCCGCTGTCGCGCGACGCCACCGACTACCCGGGGTTCCGGGCGGCGTTCCGGCTCATGCCGGCCGAGCTCTCCCGCACCGAGCAAGCCATCGTGGACCTGTACCAGAAGGCCCCGGCCCGCTCGATCATCTTCACCGACCGCCGTCGACTGTTCCCCCGATGATCCGGCTCTGGTTCGACGAAGCGTCATTCCGGGCCATCGACTCCAGATTGAAAGCGGCGGGCGACTCGCTGCGCGACGTTCGGCCAGCGTGGCGCAAGCTCGTCGTGTGGTGGGTGCAGCGGGCGTCGGAGGTATACGCCAAAGCCCAGAGCCGGCACCGGCCCCGCCTCACCCGGTATCAACGCCGCAAGGCCTCAGGAAAGCCCGTCAACGGGCCGAAGTGGGGATCAGAGCGTTCGAAGTTCGGGACTGCCTCCCTGCTCCTCACCGGCCGCCTCCGCGACGCTCTCACGAAACCGGAGCTCGCACGGCTCGAGCCGCTGAGCGCTGAGATCGGCGTCGACACCCGCGACGAGTTCGGTCGCTACAGCGGGGACCACGCCTACTTCGATGCCGTCAACAAGCGGTTCAAGGTATCGCCAAAGCTCACGCCGGCCGAGAACGCCGAGGCTTCCCGGGTGGTGGCCAACGAGATCCTCGACCAGTTCGGGCGGGTGACCAAGGCATGAAGGGTGTCCACACAGCACGCAAGATCGTGCGCGACTATCTCGCCGACCGGCTTCCCGTTGCGCTCGCTGCGATGCGGCGCCGGGAGTCAATCTCGATCACGATCCTGCCAGACCCAAAGAAGTATCTCGCCGAATCGGTCCGACCTCCGGATGCCTCCTCGTGGCCGTCGCTATGGGTTGACAACGTCGCCGACAGCGAACCGGCCCGCACGCTCACCGAGCCCGGCCCGAACCCGGTCTACGAATGCCGCTACGAGCTGTTCATCGTCGTGTGGATGTCGACGAAACAGCATCGAGGGCTACCCGAGATTGAGCTGGCCGCCAACCGGATGTCGGCGGCGATCATCGAGTGCTTCATCGATCGGCCGAGCTGCGGTGATCCCGACTTCGTCATCGACCTCGCCACCCTGCGAGCTCAACCCTCGGACCCGTGGGATGCCGGCACCACACCAGCCGTAGCGGTCCGCGTCGATTTCGAAGCGATCCAAGTCGAGCAACATGTCAGGCCCCCCTTGTGGACAGACCCCACGGGCACACCTGTCGTCACTGTCGAACTCCTCTGAGAGGAGGGCCATGCGCCCGTATGTCAACGCCACCACGGTGGCTCACCACATCACCCTCGTCGAAGGCAGGGCCGGTACCCCGGCCGTCGTCGATGACGACGGCAAGGAGATCTCGCCCGCCGTCGCCCCGGTCGAGGCCGAGGAGGTGATCGTCGGCGGCGGTGAACGGGTCGATCTCGACGAGAAAAACCCGGCCGTACAGGACGCCGTCGCCCGCGGCGTGCTCATCGACGTCAGCAGGACTGAAGGCGTCCACCACCGACCGTCCCCGAAGAAAGGTGATGACCAGTGACCAAGCTCATCGGCATCGACATCACCACCGGTCTGCGAGCTGCTGCTGGAGCGCCGCTCACGGTGCAGTCCTCCCGCATGTTCCTCGTGACGCTGGCCGAGCGAGGCCCGACCGACAAGGCCTACAACATCTCCTCGATGCGGAACCGTGTCCGGCTGTTCGGCAACCGCCAGTCGTACGAGTCCGGCTACGACGACACCGATCTCGATTTCGCCGAGGGTGGCACGGAGATCTATCAAGCTCGCATCGTCGGCCCGTCGGCCACGAAGGGCACCAAGAACCTCGCCGACGTCACCCCGGCCAACACCGTGACGCTCACGGCCAAGGGCGAAGGAGCATGGTCGTCCAGCCTCGAAGTCCAGGTCGTCGCCGGGCCGATCTCGGGGACCGTGGTCCTCACCCTCGTCTACAAGCGAGGAACCAACGACGAGGTGCCGGAAACGTCGCCGCCGATCTCCGACGTCGCTGCTCTCGTGGCGTGGGTCAACGGCAACTCGAACCTGGCCACCGCCACCAATCTCGGTGTCGGAACACTCCCAGTCCCTTCGGCGTACTCGGCGTTCTCAGCCGGCGCCGACGACCGGGCCAACGCCACCTCCACCGTGGCCACTGCCGCGCTCGCGAAGTTCACCGAGGACATGGGACCCGGCGTGATCGTGATCCCCGGGTTCGACATGACCCAGGTCACCCCGGCCACGGCGATCGCGGCCCACTGCTCGGCCAACCGTCGGGTCGCTATCATCACTCCGCCCGCCGGAACCTCGGTCGCCACCGCCAAGAGCAGCAAGGCGGCGCTCAACGCCGTCGCCGGCAACGAAAGCCTCATCTTCGCCTACCCGTGGGTGAAGATCCCCGACGCCTCCTCCGGTGATGGGCAGCGCACCGTTTCCGGTACCGGGTTCCTCGCCGGCATCCGGGCCCGGCTCATCGAAAGCCTTGGCATCTGGTGGTCGCCGTCAGCGGGGAATCTCGGCAAGAGCGTCTACGCCGAAGACGTCGAGTACCAAGTCACCGACGCCGAGTTCCAAGACCTCCACGCCGCCGGTATCACGGTCATCGGACGCGCGCCCGGTGGTGGGATCAAGCCACTCAACTGGGTGTCGGTCTCCCCGAACCCATCGTGGTTCCTCGCCTACTACCGCGACATGCTCAACGAGATCGCCGAGAAGGTGAAGGCGTGGGTCGCCGAATACCAGCAGTGGCCCCTCGACTCGCGCGGCGATCTCGTCGGGACGGTCAGAGGCAAAGTCATTGGTGGGCTCGAAACCGAGTACCGGTCCAAGGGAGCGTTCTTCGAGGAGAACGGCGACCGGGGCTACACCGTAGACGTCGAACCACACCCGCAGAACAACGGCGGCTGGCTCGACGTCGTAGTTGCTGTCCGCCCCCCTGGATCCGCCGTGCTGTTCAAGCTCAGCGTGATCAAGGTCGACCTCGGCGTCGCCGTCTAAGGAGCCAGCCATGGGACGTAAGAAAGTCAGTCAACCCAACATCATCCTCACGGTGCCGGGGGTCCCGTACAACTTCGGTTCGGTTTCCGGAGCGGCCCCCGGAGCGTCGATGACCAAGGATCGAGATGGCGGAGCTCCCACCAGCGATATCCTCACCGGGCCAGTCGAGTACTCCGATCTGTCCTTCGAAGCCGCCGAGGATTTCGAGTTCGACGCCGTGCGCTACTTCCGCGAGCGGATCCGGACACCGTTCACCGGGATCCGCAAGACGATCGACAACGACGGGTTCACCGTCCGCCAGGAAGTGATCACCGGCATCCTGCTCACGGTGACCCCAGCGTCGGGCGACTCCAACGCCGGCACCAGCCTCGCCCGCTACACCGTCACGGTCGGTGTCGAGAACGTGGTGCCAGGGTGAACCTCGATCTCACAGCAGAGGGCCCGATCGCACCCGAAAGCGACGACACCGCCACGTTGCCGCCCGCCCCGTCGATCCTGGAGGCTTTCCGGGAAGCAATTGCAGGCAAGGTTGAGCGGCCCTCGATCATCCGTGCCGTTCCGGACCGGCCAGCGATCAAACTGCAGTTCTCCACCAAGCTCCAGTCGCCCGAGTTCATCGGCATTCTCCGTCGAGCAGAGGAGATCGTGAAACCGAAGGGATTCACCATCCCCGTCGGGATCGTGGCTGCATGCCTCGGGTTGGTGCATCAAAGCGAAGGGATCCTGCTGAACGGCGACGCGCTGAGTGACGACGGACGACAGCTCACCCTGCGCGACAAGGCGGTCTACAAGGACCTTCTGGAAGGCTCAGAGCCGCATGCTCGCATCGACGCTGTGCGAAAGCTTTACGGCGGTGCCGAGTACTTGTCCGACTATGCGATCAGTCGCCAGTGGGGCGAGATCGTGACCGCGGCGGGCATTACCGGCGAATCCGGGGAGGCCGCCGAAGATTCGGAGGACCCTACGAGCTAGACCCCACCGAACACGGCGATGTCGTCGAGGCTTTCGGGTTGGAGGAACGCCCAGATCTAGTCCGCGTGTTCGTCAACGCGGCGCTCGTCGCTGGCGACTTCAAACTCGACCCGGCCGTTGTACTCGCAGGGCCTGGGCGCCCGTTGACCGACGAAGACGCCGAGATCGTCTGGCTAGTGAGAACGCTCGCATCACGGGTCTGGCGAGCAATCAATCCTCCGTCGATGTGTCCTTGGCTGAAACCCGAATGAGGTGAGCATGCCCACAAAGGATGAGCTCGCTATCAAGGCCAAGCTCTACGACGAGGTCACCCGTCCGCTCGGTGATATCCGCAAGGCCCAGGCCGATTTCCGGAAGGAGCTCGAGTCGACCGACAAGGTAACGGTCGAACACACGAAGAACTGGCGTGCCCTCCAGGCCGAAGCGAAACGTGCCCAGGTCGCGCAGCAGGCGGCCGCCAAGGCATACGCAGACACCACGGGCAAGGTCGACAAGGTCGCCAGCAAGCTGACGACCACCGTCACTCCGGCCGTGTCGTTGCTGCTCGGCTTTTCGGCCAAGGCCGCCTCTGACCTCAACGAGACGGTGTCGAAGTCAAACACCATCTTCGACAAGCAGGGCCAGGCCATGCTGGCGTGGGCCCGCAACGCAGCAACGACCATGGGCCTATCTCAAAAGGCCGCCCTGGACGCTGCCGGAACCTTCGGGAACATGTTCACGCAACTCGGACTCGGCGGAGCTCAAGCCGCCGACATGTCCAAGAAGATGGTCCAGCTCGCCGTCGACTTCGGTTCCTTCCAAAACGTCGATTCCCAGCAGGTAATCGACGGCATGACGGGGGCCTTCCGCGGTGAGTACGACGCCCTGCAAAAATTCGTGCCGACCATCAGCGCTGCGACTGTCGAGCAGCAGGCCCTGCTTGAAACGCACAAAAAAACCGCCAAGGAACTGACCGCGTCGGAGAAGGCGCACGCAGCCTTCACGTTGATTGTGAACGGGGCCGGCGCTGCCGCCGGTGACTTCTCGCGGACCAGTGACGGGATGGCCAACAAACTCCGCATAGCGAAAGCTGAAGCGGAGAATGCTGCTGCCGCGCTCGGCCAGGAACTGATCCCAATCATCAAGAACCTGACCGACGCTGGCATGCATCTTCTGGGCTGGTTTAATGACATGCCGGGCCCGATGAAGCAGATCGTCACCTACGGACTACTCATCGCTGCCGGCGCGGGACCGATCCTGAAACTCGCCGTCGCCTACCGGCAGCTCGCCGCCGCGAAAGCCATTGCAGCAGCAGCCGGTGGAGGTTCAGCGGCCGCAGGCGCTGCTGACGCCTTTGGTGGCTTAGGTCTCGCCGGTGCCGCCGGGCTCTACGTCGGGCTTCCTTTCGCGGCTGCCGTCGTGGCCCCTTCGATCATCGGTGGGTTCAGCGACCGAGACAAAGCGAAAAACGACCAGAAGCGCGCCGCCGACTACCTCAAGGGCGTGAACGCCAATGACCTCGCGGCGGTCAACTCCGCTTTGGCCAATCGGCAGATGGAGGCGATCGGTCTTCAGGCGCAGATTGCCGCCTTTCAATTGAAGATCAAGAACGCCCATGGCACAGCGGTGGGTCCGGGCCAGCCGATCGACACCAACGACCTGTCGAAGCTTCAGCATCAACTCAAATCGGTGGACACCGAGATCGATAGTCTCTCGAAGGCGAAAGAACCGCTTGACGCTGCCGCACAGGCCACGTTCGACGCCAAGAAGGCGATGGATGGCCTCGGCAATTCCGCCGTCTTCGCTGGGTCCGAGATCGACGACCTCAAGGCCGCCGCCGATGGCCTCGCCGACTCTATGCAGCGGGCCAACGACCTGTTCGCCAAAGTGTCGGGCGCGTCGCTGGATCCAGCGATCGCCAGACTCACTTTCGAGAAGGACCAGGCCGATCTGTACAAGCTGCTTGGCGACCCGAACGCGACGAAGCTCGATCGACTCCAGGGTCTCCAGGGGGTGTACGGAGCGGCCGGGACTCTGGCCGACTCGATGATCGCAGCCGGCCAGCTCGCACCGGAGATGAAGCAGCAGTTCGTCGACCGGCTTCTCGACCCGATGGCCGGCAAGCTGGGTGACATCAACGACGAGATGGCCAAGCTTCTTTTCCTCGGCTCGAAGGTCGTCGATCTCGAACTGACCGGCCTGACAAACTTCCTCGGCGTCAACGTACCCGACTCGCTAGCCGGTCAGTTGGCGGCCGCAGGGCACGGCGACACTCCGACCCCGCACGGGTTTCGTGGGAATCTGCAACGCACCCTCGGCATGTTTGGTGCGGCGGCCTCGATGACCCCGGGCGCCTACAGAATCACGAACGTCGGCTACTCGAAGAACAAGTACAGCGACCACAAAACGGGGCGAGCCCTCGACGTGCAAGGTTCGAATCTCGCATTGCTGGCCCGGTCCTACGCTGCGATCGGCGGCTGGTCCGAGATGCACGGCACGGGCAGCGGCCGGCACCTCCACATGGTCGCCGGTGACACCCCAACCTCCCGAGCGGGTATGGGCGGTGGCCTGGGCGGCGACACGCACATCCACAACGAGATGACGATCGTGCAGCAGCCAGGCGAAAGCGGAACGGCCCTCGCCTGGCGGATCGCGCGGGAGATCAAGGAGAACAGCCGGCAGCGGATGGTGCGGCAATGACGACCTTCGAGATCACCCTGCCGGGATCTCCGCCGGAGCGCAACAAGGTGGCGATCATCCCTGAGCACTTCCCAAATGATTTCTGGGTATTGCCGTTCGCGCCGCAAGAAGTGAATAACACTGGCATCGGTCTCGACTGGCAGCCCGTCAACCGGCCGGGCCGAACCCCGCTGGTGCGGTCTGCCGGCGAGCGGCTCCACGAATGGTCTGGGACGTGCACGATCGGCTACCGAGACAACCGCTCGATCGAAGCTGACCTTGGGACCTTTCGTCGGTTCCGACGTTCGTATGAGCGGTTCAGGATCACCTACGGCCCGTCGGAGCAGGGTTGGTGGCGGCTGGCGCCGTCGAGCAACTGGCGGACCACGATGCGGCTACCGAATAACAACGCATGCCGCGCGACCCTGAACCTTGATCTGGTGCGGGCATCGGACGCTGAGATCGTGGCGACCCCGGCGAACGTGTCATCCCAGGCGGAGCTGAGCGCGGCCCCTGTCGTAGCCACCCCGCCACCTCAGTACGTCGTGAAGGCCGGTGACAGCCTCTGGTCGATCTGCGCCACCCAACTCGGGGACGGCCGGCGATGGTTGGAACTCGCGGCGCTCAACAAGCTCACCGACGCCCGTCTCACTCCAGGACAGAAGCTGACCATGCCGAGGTGATCTCGTGGCCCTCCAGATCACCGGCGATTTCTTCGTCGACGACCGAGATCTCGCAGCGATCCAGCTCACGATCCGGCAGACCGAGTCAGGCGGGAACTATCAGGAGCGCTCCAACGGCATCGCCTTCGGCGCCTACCAGTTCGTCGACACGACGTGGAAGAAGTACGGCGGATTCACTCACGCCTCGGACGCACCGCCCGCGGTGCAGGACGCCCGGGCAGCGATCGACATCCGAGCAGCTCTCTCCGCTCACGGTGGCAGCGCGGCGTCGGTCTTCATCCAGTGGTACTGGCCCCGCACGTTCAACGAACCGGCGTGGCTCGACAAGATCCCTCGCCCGGACCTCGGCAACAAGAAGACGGTCCGCGAGTACGCCGAGCTCCAGCTGCAACGCCTCCAAGCGAACCTGGGCCGCACCCCGTCGAACGCTGTCACTCTCACGCCGACGGATAACGCCGGAGCGTTACTCATCGGCGGCACGATCAAGCCTGCACCTCAACTCGAAGTCGACATCATCGACGACCTGGAGCTGCGCGGTTCGAAACTGACAGCACGAGTCGCCGAGGCCGCGATCGGGCTGTCCCTTGACTTCTCGGCCGACGAGGTGTCTCAGGTCGAAATCACGTTCCTCGATCCCGGCTTCAAGATCTGGGCGATGGGAATCCTGTCGAAGGGCAACACCGGCACTTGGCGCGGCTGGCCGATGGTGATCACGGCCTACAAGATCAACTCGGGCGCCGAGCAGATCACGGTCACGATGCGCTCGAAGGTCGCCAACGAGCTCCGCAAGGAACGGGTCCCCGACATCTGGTCCGGGCAGTCCGGTGCCGAGTGGTTGGCCGATCGGGTCGCCAAAGCTGGCGGTGTCGCGTTGTGTGAGCAGGACGCCACCCGACCCACGATCACCAAGTCGCAAACCGACACCCGCCCCGAATCGGACTGGGATGTCGGCAAACGCATCTCGGCCGAGGTCGGGATGCTGTTCTTCGAGGTCGCCGGGATCGTCATCCGGGCGCACGCCTCGTGGATCGTGGAGCGGTTCCCGCCCGTGGCCACCTGGACTTGGGGCAAGGACGACTTCCTCGTCGACGCTCAGGTGTCCGCCGACGAGGACAACGACCTGGCCAAGATCGACCCCGTCGAGATCACCGTCACCGTGCTGGCATCGATCGCAGCTCAATGCCGGCCCGGTCACCCGATCCGGTGGGCTGGGCTTCCTGGTACCGAGGGCGTGTACCTCACCACGTCAGTCCACGTCGAGGCCGGCGAACCAACCGGAGAAGTGGTCCTGCGCACCCCGGTCGACCCGGACGTTTCGAGTAGCCCCGACAGCAAGAGCGGCCAGGTCCAAACCATCGTCCAATGGATGTCGGCCCAGATGCAGCATGGGGTGTACGAGCTCAACGCACCACGGGATCTGTCGAACCCGGACCCTCATGTGTTCGACTGCAGTTCCCTCGTGTGGAACGCCGTGCGACGCAACGGCGGCCCGACGGATTTCCCCGGCTCCGCCCAAGCAACTCGACTACTGCCGCCGCAAAGGCACGATCATCTCGGTCGACGCCGCAATTCACATTTACGGCGCGCTGCTCTTCAACGACCGGCCCCAGCCACCCGACCATGTCGCGGTCTCACTCGGTGATGGCCGCACCATCGAAGCAGCCAACCCCAACGTCGACATCATCATCGGCAAAGCCACGGCGAGCCGTTTCAACGCCGCCGCCCTGATCCCAGGGGTCGACTACGGAGGCATCCATTGATCCTGCGAGCGAAGGTCTCCAAGATCGTGGACTCCGGCTCCGGCGCGGGCGTGTACGCCACCGCCGACGGGTTCGTAAAGGGCAAAGACCTCGGCCCGATGCGCCCGCTCATCGATGACACCGTTTCTCCCACCTCCACCGCCTCCGGTCACAGCCACGGCGTGACCGCACGCCCACTTCAACGAGGCGACTCCGTACTGATCGGCTCGGTCGGGTCGAGCGTCGACGACTGGGAGTTGATCCGACGCCTCTGAAGGAGCGGCCGTGTTCTATCTGCTCGTCCTGGCGCTCGATTTCGTCATCCCGCCCGACGCCGGCGGCACACCCATCACCCCACCGGTCGATCAGCCGTCCCTGGCCGCCTACCGGGTCGAGAACCCCGTCTACGGCGGCCCGCCCGCGTCGCTGGCGTTGCCGTTCCGGATCGGCCCCTCTGGCCGACCTGTGACCGTCGAACAGGGCTCCGGCGAATGGCTCGAGCAACAGATAGCGATGGCGATCCTCACCCGACCCGGTGAACGGCCACTTGATGCGTCGTACGGCCTTCCGGATCCAGCCGAGTGGCGGTTGAGCACCCCGGACATTCTGGCCGTCACCGGGCGGTACGGGCCGACGATCGCCTCCGCCGAGGTGAACGTGACCCCGAAGGGTGACACGGCACAAACGATCGAGGTGACGGTGCGATGACTCTTTCGATCGACGTTGCCCGCTACGCCGACCCGCAACTCGACCAAGTCCGTGGACCGGTCGACATGATGGCCCGGGCCCGCACCTACGCACCCGAGAAGATCCCCGGCTTCCAGTGGCTGATGGGCAGCCCGGAGGAGATGTTCCTCGAAGCCGGCGCCGTGATCGTGTCGGAGCTCGTCTACGCGATCCGATCGATGCCGTCGACGTTGGCCACGATCGTGCTCGGCCTGTTCGGGATCCAACCCGACGCCGGCGCACCTTCCACGGTGACGGCGACGGTCACGATCCAAGGCACCACCGGCGGGGTGATCAATCAAGGGTTCGAGGTCGACGTACCGACCACGTCGGGGAAGGTACGGATGCGTCTCGACGCCGACGTGGTGATCGCAGGCCCGGGCACGTTCGCTGCCGGCCAGTTCACCGCGAGTAGTAACGGTTCGGCGGCCAACGGGGTGCCGTCCGGGACGCAGCTCGACATCGTGACCGCTTCGAACATCGTCGAGTCGGTGGTCACGACTAACGACGTGGGCGCCGGTCGGGAACCGGAAGGAGCGACTGAGTTCCTCTCTCGTGGCCTTACGGCGTTGGCCACCCGGAACCGGTCGACGTTGATCCTCCCTATCGACTTCCAACGGCGAGCGCTCGAGGACGTCAATGTGCTTCGCGCCAAGGCCGTTGATCTGTGGGACGGGGCGACCACCACTCCCGGGCACATCTCGGTGTACACCTCTGCCCCGGGCGGGGTGGCTCTGACTACGGACCAGAAGAACGAGCTCCAGGCGGCGATGCAGGCCACCGCGCACACGTCGCTCACGATCCACGTCCTCGACCGCAACATCACCAACGTCAACGTCACCGGCGGCATCGTTGTAAAACCGGGCTACGACGCCGCCCAGGTCCAGGCCGCGGTGATCGCTGCGCTGCAGGTGTACCTCGACCCCGATGTGTGGGGCTGGGGCGCGACCGTTTACTACAACGAGCTGATCTCGTTCATCGATCAGGTCGATGGCGTCGAGCGGGTCGACACGATCAGCACCCCCGCCTCAGATCTGGCGTTGACCGGCCCTGCGAGCCTTGTGCGGCCCGGCACGATCGTGATCAACCCGGTCTAATGCTGCTCCTTCTCCGTACCCGACAATCGGCGGGTACGACTCCCACACCGATCGTCCCCGTCGATTCCCTGTATCCCCCACTCCCGGCAGAGATCGCGCCCCTCACGTGGCGCTGGTGGGGCATGTTGCCGGCGGCGATCCGGGCGATCGACGAGCGGCTCGGCTACCCGTTCGCCATGTGGATCGATTTGATCGGGTCGCAGCTCGACGAGCTCGAGCAGCTCATCGACTCGTGGCATCCTGACCGGAACCCCACCGGGAGGTCTGCGCTTCTCGATCCCGATATAGCCCCGCCGGGCGTTCTCGCATGGCTCGCACCGCTCGGCGGCGGTGATGTCACAGCGATCTCCGACGTGCCCACGAAACGGGCGATCATCAAACAGGCCGCTAACGGCTACCTGGCCGGCGCCGCAGACTCCTACAAAGCCGCTGTGCAACCCTTGCTCGCTGGGCAGAGGCGGGTCACCGTCACCACCTTCGTCGGTGGGGACATGTGGGCCACGGACGTGTCGGTCTACGGGCCCGAAGTCGTCGATGTCGACGCCGTCGCCCGGGCGCTCGCCATCGTGAAACCGGCCGGCGTGGTGCTCACCCTCAACGTGACGGCAGGGATCACCATCGACGAGCTCACCGGCACCATCGACGACCTCTCGATCACTTATCCCGACGCTCCCACGATCGACGACTTCATCCACATACCCCCGCCGTAGGAGGCCCGATGTCCGGCACCACCACGAAGGGCTTCCCGTACAACGTTGGCAGCGACGGGCCTTCAACGATCGATGACCGGATGCAGGCACTCGCCCAGTACATGGACGATCTCCTCAACTCGGTCACCACCGCCCAACGCGACGCTCTGCCCGCCGCCCTGAAATGGCATGGCCGGGTGATTTTCAACACGACCACGAAGCGCCACGAATGGTGGGACGCGAACGCCACGAAATGGCGACCGTTGATCACCAGCCGCGGGTCCGCTCTCATCTTCTCCGTTCTGTGAGGTCCTGATGCTCGGAACCCCCCAAGCCCCCGGCGCCGCAGGGCTCGCCAAGGTCTACACGCCCTCGGCGAGTGGCAAGCGAGGGGTCTGCTCGCAGATCATCTGCTGCCCCACGGGCGGCGCCGACGACAAGATCCGAGTAGCGATCTCCGCCGGCGATGACACCACCATCGCCGCCAACGAGTGGATCGCGTACGACCGCAACATCGCCCCCGGCGACGATTACCCGCTTCCCGTCGCCGACTACATCCCGTACGGCTACTCGATCGTCGTCTACTCGCTTCTCGGCACCGTCTCGTTTCGGGCATGCGGATTCGAGGAAGACGACCAGTGAGATCCAGACGCCCCGTCGCCGGCCGGCAACTGCCGCTCACCATCGACGCGCCGCTCACCATCGTGCCGTCGACCGGGATAGCCGACGGCGCCTGGGTCACGGTGTGGAGCAACACCGCCCACGCCGACGAACGGGTCCTCGAGTTCGCCCAGGCGAACATGGCCACGACGTCAGCGGTGTTCGACATCGCTCTCGGAGCCGCCGGGTCCGAAGTAATCATCGCCGAGAAGATCGGAATCGCAACGTCCGGAACGAAGATCACCGGCCCCCTGCGAATCCCCGGGCTCACGAGGGTCGCGTTCCGACAAGTAGCCGCCCAGGGCTACACCGGCTATGTCTCGTTCGCCCACCGGTCAGTCGCCGCCCACCGGTCCCGTGGCGTCGACATCAGCCGTATCCCCCGCTCGCTTACCCGTATCGGCTCGGCGTCGCTCGCCGGTAACACCGACGTCACGCAAGCCGGCACCGCCTGGGTCGAAGTCAGTCCCAACATCGGGGCTTCACCCCTTCTGGTGGTCGCCATGGTGGCGATCCAGAACGGCAGCGGCGTCGGGGCGGGGGTGATCCAATTCGGTCACGGGCCCGCCGGTTCAGAGATCGCCGCCGGCAGTCAGGAACTTGCTGCCTCTTCCATCCCGTTCTGGGTCCCGGTGATGTTGGCATCGCCAGTTCTCATCCCCGCGGGCAGGCGGCTCGTGGCCAGACGCGTGACCGGTTTCGACGGGGCGTTCCTCTACTCGACCTTCACCGTCGATCCGAGGACCCCGGGCTTCTCTCTCCGCTGACTACCCGCAAGGAGGCCTTCGTGGCTGACGCAGTACGGGCCGCTGAAGAAGCGGCCAACATCCGTGCGCTCAAACACGCACCAAACGTCACCCCCGACCTCGCGGTAAAGCTCGAGGCGGCAGCCCAAGTACTCGACCGGGCCGTGACGCGAGGCGGTGATGACGACCGGATCTACTACGCCGAATCAGCGATCGCCCTCGGCGACATAGCGCCGCTCCTGGAGGAGCCGTTCAAATCACTGTTCGCCGGTGAGGCGCTCTCCCGTTCGCAGCAGGCCGATCGTCTGCAGCCGCCGTCAGTCGACAAGCCCGTCTATGCGGTCTACGGCGCAGCGTCGGACCACACCTCATTCAAAGTGCCCTACGACGGGATCACGGTCGCTTCCAACCAGTTCCCGTTTCTCGACGTCGCCGCGAACAACGACGACATCGTGTTCGCCACCAGCGTCGACTGGCGGCTCGACGGCGTCCTCGTCCGGACCGTCACCAACGCCCCCTACTTCGACTTTGGTAGCACCTCCGGCGGCAACCCAGTGGCGTGGGACACGACCGCGGTGTCGGGCACTACCGCCTCGCCGCACACCCACACGCTGGAAGCCACGATCACCCTCAACGACGGGTCTACCCAGGTGTGCTCGGCGACGGTCACGGTGGCCAACCCGACCGGGGCAGCGTTCCACGACCTCATCTCCGTCGAGAACGACTTCACCAACGCACCGTTCCGAACTGACGCCCCCTGGACCCACTGGCGCAAGCACGACAAGAACCCGGCCGGGACCCCGAGTGGTTACGACTGGTATCCGGGGGCCCGGGGGTTCGTGTTCTCGAATCAGAAAGCCAATATGTGGTTCGAGATCGCCGACCCCCTCGGCGGCGGGGTGCTCTACCGGTGTCGTGTCCAGATGAAGGACTTCGCGTTCTACAAGTGGGTTGCCGGCCCGTGGTCGCTGATGTTCTCCAGCGACGTGATCGCATCGAACGGCGGCTATTGGAACGGCGCATACGGATCAAGTCCCGGTCAAGGCAATATCGCCGGCTTCACCCAATGGGGCGGTGTGAGAGCCGAAGCGGCGTCTGACGGCGGCGGCACGTCGGTCACTTGCCGCCCGATCAGCGAGGTGGCCAACGTCGACCAGATCCACGCCTGGCCCAACTACGGCGCCCCGTTCGACATCAGCAATGCACTTGCGATCTACGCCACCTGCCAGGTGCGGCTCATCGTCGACGACATCTCCACCGTCGATCTTTCCACTGCCGATCTCTACATCGGGATGGGTTGCGACCTGTTCAACTCGTCGAACGTCAACATCGGCGGCCCGATCCAAACCCGTTATAAGAAGATCGGCTACAAGGGCCAGGGCGGCGGGTTCGACGGCTGGACGCCGGCGGCGATCGCCGATCTCACCCCGGCCGGTTGCACGGCCATGGGGATCTCGACGACACCGACCGCCGACGCTCTGGCCGACGCCATCAAGGCCTTCCTGATCGCTCACCAACCGCCGTATCAGGCCTATCCGTGACCGCAAGGTTCAGCGACGAGTTCTCCTCGCTGATCACCGCAGCAAACCTGACATCCGTCGTCGGGTCGGCCTCGTCGGTCACAGCGGCGAGCGACCAGCTCGTGTTGCTGTGCTCCGGCACACCGGTGAGCGGACTGCTCGAAGCCCGCGACATCCTGCGGGACCCGGCAGGGAATCCGCTGTCCCTCGCCGATTGCGAAGCGATCTGCCGGTGGGATATCGGCGCCGCGGTCACTCAGATGTACCCGGCGCTCATGTTGCGCACCTCGAACGACTGGCTCACAGGTGGCCTCGCGTACGCCCCCACTAATGGCTACATCTTTGAGATCCAACCGAACGACTCCAGCTGCGATGTTTACAAGTTCACGGGAGGATCAACCGGCGCTGTGACCGGCACGCATAGCGCCGCAAAGACCTACACCGGCAGCGTGAAGGTCTTCGAGTGGGCCCGAGTCATCGGCAACACGCTGTTTCACAAGGTGTGGATGGACAACACCAACGAGCCCACCAACTGGGACGTCACCCCGACCGATAGCTCGCTGACGTCGGGTGGCGTGCAGCTCCGCAACCACACCGGTATCTCACCAAAGACGGCGAAGTTGGACTTCCTGATCGTGCGCGACATGACGTGGACCGAACGCCTTGGGAGGCGACGCTGATGGAGATATTCCGAGCCAAGTACGGCGTCGCGTTCGACGTGGGACCGTTCGTGATCCAGAAGCGCAGCTTCCCCGACTGGGCGGCGAGCGGCGACTGGACGCCGGCTACCGGTGACACGAAGATCTCGAAGGACTACGGCAACGTCGCCAACGCCACAAATAACCCTGCGGCGATCGGCGGTACAGGCTCGACCGGCTGGAAGCTGACGCTCACCTCGACCGAGATGCAAGCCGCGAGGATCTTCGGGCAGGTCGTCGACGCTGCGACCAAAGCGGTCGAGGACTACGCCTTCGTCGTCGTTACCTACGGGCACCCGTCGGCGGCGGACCCTTTCGACTTCAGCAAGTCGCTGTTCGATCAACTACAACCCGACGCCGGCATCGCTCAGGCTGGCGGTGGGAACTCCATCACGCTGCGGGCAGGGGCCCCGTCGTTCGATCTGACCGGCTACGTCGTCTGCACCGGGGCGGGTACCGGCAAGGAGCAGTTCCGGCGGATCACCGCCTACAACACGACCACCAAGGTCGCCACCGTCGCCAGCGCTTGGGACGTCGTGCCTGACAACACCACCGACTACGTCGTGATCATCGCCTGATGCTGCCGCTACTCGCGTTCGCCGTGATCGATGCACCGAAAGGAGGAGCACCTGTGGCCACGACCCCTCCCACATCAAAGGAGCTCCACGACTGGTCCACCGGGTTCGCCGACCTTCAAGCGCGTCTCGCGGCCGCCGAGGCCCAACTCGAGGCGGCCGAAACCACCGTGGCCACAGCCCGCCAAGCAGTCACCGACGTCCGCACCGTGCTCGCCCTGTTCCAGATGGGCGCCGAGAACTGGTCGAAGGCGGTGAAACCATGACGTTCAGCTACGACGACCTCGAGCTGCGATCACAGGCGATCAAACCGGCCAGATACGTGTTTAACTCGGCGTGCCCTCGCAACGCCACCGTTGGCGAGATGCACCGCCAGGGCGTCGATTGCGCTCAGGCGATCGCCTGGATCTACGGCCCCTGGCTCGAGGTGCCCGACTACACCGGTGCCATCTACACGTGGGCGGAACGCACGAAACGGCTCATCCCGCTCGCCGATCGCAATGCCGGGGACCTCGTGCTCCGCTCCCCTGGATTCGCGGGGATCGAGATCGGGCATGTCGGCATGGTTCTCGAGGACGTCGGTGTCATCCGCCAGGCCCGCAGCGCTCACCTCACCCCGAACTGTGGGGACTGGCCCTACTCGGCCGGCACGTGGCAGACCGCGGTACGGATCAGCGAGGTCGTGCGGGGCTCTGTGACGCCGCTCGTCGACCTCGCCGGCGTCGCCGCAGCGATGGCCGCAGCGAAGGCTCAGGTGGTCGCACAGCCCCTCCAGCTGTTCACAACGGGCCTCGCTGTGAAGATCGTTCAGGACAAGCTCCACATCCCGCAGACCGGGACCTACGACTACGGCACCGTCGCAGCGGTCGACGCCTTCCAGCATTGGTGGAACACCCACCGACGCCAAGACCAGCCGTGGCTCGACGAGAACGGAGTGGTCGAGGTCCACACGTGGGGTGCGCTCTTCGGAGCATACGCGTGATCCACGGGCACATAACCACGAAAGCGGTCATGCTCCTCGGCGCCTCGTCGGGGACGCTCGCGTTCGTCGCGTCGTTCGCTGCCGATTCTGGGACCACCGTCGCTGCTCCGTGGCTCACCGCCGGCGGGACCGCCGCCTCGGTGACAGCTCTGGCCTACGTCGCCAAGATGCTGGCCGACGGTCGGCTGGTGTCGCGCCCGGCGCAGGACCAGATGGCGTCGATGACGGAGACCGTGAAGGAAGCGCAACGCCGGGAGGGGATCCTCGCCGACCTCACGAAGGAATCCCACGAACGTGAGGACCGGCTCTGGCGGCTGCTATCGAAACAGGAGCGTCAATGAGTCCCGACCGGGTGATCGGTTCGAACGGGGCGCCACGCTGGCTCAAATGGTTCGTGTACCTCTGCCTGCTTGCAGGGTTGATCGCTCTCCCGTTGGCGGTGTCGACAGCCTTCTCGCAGAACCATCTCCAGGACCAACGTAACAAGGACCGGGTGGCTGCGGATCAAGCAGCTTGCGAGCGCGGCAACGTGTTCCGTCAGCAGGTCATCGACATCGGGGAAGCGAATCGGACGTTGGTCTTCAACATCATCGACCCGTTCCTGCCAGCGTCATCTACGCGGGCTGACGTGCGGGCCGCCCGCACCCGAGTGCTGCAACTCATCGACGACTATGGCAAGGCCGTAGCGAAGGTAACCCTCACCGACTGCAAAGTCGCAGTTCCCGAGAGCAAATAGGGAGTCCAATGCCAAAGGAATCGTTCACTGACAAGGTGGCCCGCTACCGCAAAGGCGCAGCCGCCGCTGCTGGCGCTGCGTCGCTCGCCATTTCACAGGGCCTGATCCACGGGCAAGCGGCGAAGTGGACGGCGTTCGCAATCGGTGTGCTGACTGCCGCTGGCGTGATCGCCGTTCCGAACGAACCGGCTGGTTGAGATGAGCGCATTCATCCCCAACATTGCCAAAGGCAAGGTTGCCCAGCTAGCCACGTTGCCGGCGGCGAACGACGCGATCATCTGGGTGGCGTTCGCCAACGCCGGGCTCGAGGCTGACTCGGTGCTGATGGACAAGACCACGCTCACCGCCACCGTGTCGGGCGCCACAGACGAGGCGACGTTTACGGGTTACGCGCGTCAGACCGCCACCTCGGTGACGGTGACCGTCGACAACACCAACGATCGCGTCGACATCGATTGCGCCGACCCGTCTTTCTCACCGACGTCATCGCAGGCGCTCGGCAAGATCGGCGTGTTCTACGACCCTGACACCACGACCGGCACCGACGCCGATCTCATCCCGCTGATGTTCGACGATTTCCAGGTCACCACGCCGACGTCGGGCACGGTTGGTTACACGGTTGCCACCGCCGGGTTTGCGAGGGCAGCATGACGAAATCACACGCCAGTGACGCCCCGAAGGCGTCGGTGCTGCAGCTCGTGCGCACCAAGGACGGCCAGGTCTCCTACGTGGGCTCGTTGCCGGCCACGATGACGTTCTCGACCCGCTGGATCGAGTCGGGCGGTAACGGGGCGGTCGGCGACCATAAGGAGCTCCACGCCCAGGCCGACGAGCTCCACGCCGCTGGCGACGCCGACGCCGCCAGCGAGCTCCGGGCCCGGGCCGCCAGTATGAACCTCGCCCCGATGTTCACCCGTGACGGAGCCGACATCATCTTCGACTTCCCCGACGGCCCCGTGCGCTACCGGTTCTTCGGCTTCGAAGCCCACCCGGACGGGTCACCGAAGTACACGGGGATGCGCTACGAGAAGGTGGAGTAGCCAGTGGGAGCAGTCACCCACACCGCTTACGGGTCGCTCACCACCGTCCTGTCGACGGAGCTCAACTCGCTGGCGAACAACGCCAACACGGCGGCGAGCGCCGCCTACGACAACTCGTCGAACCGGGACCTGTTCTGCGACATGGAGCTCGTGGTCAACACGCAGGGCTCGGCCCGGTCCACCGGGGCGACCGTCGACGTGTTCATGTTGGCCCGCGCTGACGGAGCGAACTACCCGAGCCTCCAAGAGTCGGTGGCGGAGCTCGTGGCCTCGTTCCCCTTGGACGCTGCAACGACGAGCCGTCGGGCCGTGATCCGCGATATCCCGCTGCCGCCCGCGTCGGTACAGTTCTTCGCGAGGAACCGCACCGGGCAGGCGTTGGCGAGCTCAGCCAACACGGTCAAGATCGTGCCCCACTCACTCACCGTCGCCTAACCGATGGCCATCCAGGTCGCCGCCGATACGTGCTACGCCGAGCTGACACACGCTCGCCTCAAGATGGGCCGTTTCACGGTCGCCGGCTGGTGGCGGATCGATGATCTGTCGCTCTCGAGGCCGTTGTGGTCGATCGGCGGGTCAGCGGCCGACGTGGTGTGGGCGGACAACGCCAACTACTTGGCCAACCAGCTCCGCCTGGCAACGAAGCTCAACACCGGAACGGTCTACTCAGCCAACGAGGGGACCGTCATCCCGCAGTCGGGCCAATGGTTCTACCTGACGCAGGTGATCGACATTACCCCGAGCACCAACGCGTTGCCGACCCGGCAGTTCTACAACGGGAAACCAGACCCGACCAGCAACGCCGGCGGGACCACCACTGCGTTGGCATTGCAAACCACACCGGTGCTGCGAGTGTTCGGCGCCTACGAAGGGATCTGGGCTCGGGCCGCTGGTGCGATGGTGCGGGTGTTCGTCGGGAACCTCACCGCCAAAGACATCGAGATCAACATGATCTCGCGCCGGGCCCCGACACATCTGCGGTCGCGGTGCCTCGTCGACGCACCATTCAGCGGGGATCTCATCAACCGGGGCCTCCTTGGCGGGGCGTTCACCACCACCGGGACCGTAACTTTTGCCTCCAGCCCCACGGTAGGGAGACGTGCGGCCAACCCGGCCCGCTTCGTCCGGTCAACGGTGACGTTGATCCCTGGCAGCCAAGCCCCCGAAACCGACACCGGAGCTGTCGGCACACCGGCGATCAGGATCCCGGGTCAACAGCCATCGGAGACCGACACCGGGTCGACCGGTACGCCGGCGC